CGAGTCGGCTCATTCCCGTCCCATCCTTTCGACGTCGGTTTCACCGCCGAGCTTCGCTATTTCTGCGAGGGCATCTGCAACGAATATAGAAATATCAGTGCCTTGTTTTTTATAAATATTATTCCCGCAGTTTTTACATTCGGTGAAACAGTTCTTATCGTTCCATTCAACGTCCTTCAAACCCTCCATCGCCACACTCAGAGCTTCGAGGCAGAGGGCGAGATCGGTCGGGGCGTTGGCCATAAGTTCAGCATCAGTAGAAGAGTCCGACTGACCGATCAACAAAGGTGTAGGTATATGAGTCTGCTTGCAAATCTTCCCATGGTCTTTTCTGAACCAAGGCCCTGGGGTCGCCTTCTTAAGCCTCTCTCGGATCGCTTCAAACCTGCGAGGCAGGACTCCTGCGTCGTATCGTGGAGGCAGTTTACTCATACACATCTCCATTTGTACTTAACTTCTCATTCTCATATGGCACAGCAATGCGACGATAGAACTCCTGTTTAGCTCCTTCCAGAGCGCCGAGAACGTCATTGATAGTTTGATAGCTCAAACCTTTTTCATTCATATAACCGCTGACTAATCCCGTAATCTGATAATTCAACATCCCTGGATTGGTAGCTGATTGTGGTTTTCTATCTTCCTGTTTGATATAGGGCATCGAATCTCCTTTTGCAAATACCGCAAACCCCAGCCCTGCGGTATAAAGCATTGTTTTTGTGCCTGAAATTTTAATGTTTACGTTAATCCCCAAAATAGACCCCTTAATTTTCATACCAACAACGTATCAGGGTCGGGCTTTAGGGGCGGCGCACCATAACTACACGCTTGTCGAATTTTCAGCGTTCTCAGAAAACTTGAAACGTCTCTTCTTTAAGTTGCAAAGCCTGATTCTAAGCGCCTTTCTCTGCTGATACTCATCTTGAGAAATCTTGTACTGGTTACCACCAGCTTTCAGACGAATAAGACGACAAAATTCTAAAGCTGTTTTCAACTCATCCGTTCGAACACGGATAAAAGGTTTTATATCGAGTAAAAACTGATAGGCCGAGTATGAAGCTAAGGTCCAAACAAATCCCTGATGAATTGTAGACTTCCTTATCGTTCCACCAAAGCTGTTAACAATCTGTTCTAGAAAATCTTTTGATCGACTACAAATCTGAACTCGCAAGATGAATGCCGACGGGTTTTTACCACAACGGGATTTACGTTCATTAATAAAAATCCCACCTCGTGCATCGATCACGCCAGCCGCATATATTTTATTAACATTCTGAATATCGATATTAGACTGCATAGTCCTACTCCTTATTTACAAACGATATTTCCAGAACCCCCTTCAGAAGCTGCATTGATAGTTGCAAACGAAGCAGCACGATTAGTGCTGTCATAGCAAAGCTCAGCTGTTTGGTTGGTTAAATCAGAGACAAGTCTTCGAATGATAAAGTTGTAACGCTTGGAACCAGCAGTAGTTTGTCTCACTACTACGTCAGACATATCACCACTCTTCCAAAGAGTAGCCATCCCTCGAGCATTCAGTTTCTGAGCAACACCAACATTGCCTCCAAGGCTTCCATTTGAAGTAGCGTTTCGTCTCAACTGAACCGTGAAAGAATTAGCGGTAGGAACGCTAAGAACTTCAAACTCACCAAGCAGATCACCGCTCGTAAAACCACGACCTTCAGTAAGGTCCGTGATCTTAACAACGTTACCAACTGTTAAGCCGTGTGCAGTCATTGATACTGTTACAGTTGAACTTCCATTCACCGCCGTTATCGGGTCATTCGGAAGTGATAAAGCACTTCCATAAGATTCGACATATCCGTTGAAACGTTTTTTATCTACACGCCGCAGAACGCTTTCATAGACCGGACCCGCTCCCAAATTCTCCTCACCGATAGAGAGTGAAATCATAACTCCGTTAAGGGTGCCGGTGATAGAGCTCGTTAAGTTCTGTAGTGCAATGATTGCCGCCTCAGCCGAGGTGAGCCGCGTATCTAAATCATCAATGTCATCTTGCAAGTTTGTTAACGAAGCATTGATCACCGCTAGCGATGTTTGATGACTAGCGAGATCATTGTTAGCTGCATCGATCTGATCTTGAAGAGAGGTGACAAACGTACCCATCTCAGCCTGAAGCTGAATCTGCAGTTCAATTGTTGCAGCGTGGGCTACTTCACAGATTTTTCGAATCAACGGATCTGCCGTATCACCGCTAGCAGGACATGTTGCAAAGTCAGAACCGACTACTGCATCTAGATTCCCAGCGAGAGCAGACAGCGCCGTTATCTTCTCTTGAATCTCTTCGAGCTCAGTCCGGCTAACGCTGTTAGAGCTCCCACATGCCGTTAATATGAACGCAATGATTGCTAACAGTAGTCTCATTTTTTTGCCCTCAGCGTGCAAACGGGTGTTGGCACGTCTATGTAGGTTTTGGTTCGCTTCTCAAAAGTTCGCCGTAACGTTAGTTCCCATCGCAAACAGTCAGCATCAGGATCAGGTTTTTCGTGTACATAGAAGAAACCAATGATCATCAACGTAAGACTCATACTGAAAAGAAAACCTCTCATTGAAGTTTTCTCCTCTCAGCCATCATCGCGTCTGCTATCGCATAAGCTTTCTGAGCAACATAAGCAAAGTCGTCACCACTTATCTCAAGGATGGAACCGAGTGCTGACATCGCAAACTGATCACGAAGCGTTGGGTAGTTATTGATCATCTCTAACCGCCGTCTCTCTAACTCATCACTCATAGTGTTATTGTCCGACGATTAGGTAAATTAAGCAAATTACACAAACGAATTAGCCTCCTCACCCTATGGTGTGTTATTCTTAAAATGAGGCGTCAGCCGGGAAGGGGTAAGGGGATAGGCCACAGGGAAGTCCTCAAGACTTCCCGACACGGTTTGAAACGATCGTTAGCTAGCTAGACTGGCTGATCCCCAACAAGGGATCAGCCGTTAGACAGTAATCAATAAACGTAAACAGCTAACTAAACGTGCTAGCTAGCTATCAGTTAGCTAACAGGAGCGGCCCTGATGGCCGCTCCGTTAAACGTTAGTAACTAACGTTAGTGCCGGGTTTATTTAACGTTTCAGTTAGCTAACGTTAGTAAAGCTAGCGCGTAAGCAATAAGCAACCTACCGAGCCGCGACCAGCGGCTCTTTTTGTTTCTACCCACCCCTGTAAACGTTTGTTTACATACCTAAACAATTCTTATTGTTGTTAATTTACCTAATTTGCTTAATTAACGTAATTTTGGGATACTAGTCTAGAGGGAGGAGCGTGAGCATGAACAAGTTTATTGCCCCTAAGAGTCTAGGCTGGTCTGAAACCAAAACCGATCCCAATCTTCATTTTTACCAAAAACAAAGCCCCAGAGTTTCTCGTTACGACGTGAAGGATGTCGCTACTAAGGAAGACCTCACTCGAAGAGTGGAGTGTGGCTGCCTCATTCACGGACGTCCCAACGCAGGTCGCCCTAAGAAGAAGCTAACGCTGGTCAAAAACACCAACAGCTAACGTGGGTTTTGAAGGGGTTGACGAGTGAAGGTAACGACTTGGTTAGGTGATGGTAAAGTTTCAGTTCAAACGAATGACCCCAAGTTGAAGCGCGAGCTTCACTGGCTTGTCTATGGCAAGGCCTACAAACCCACCTGCCCTGACGAATACCTAGTCATCCGATCAGACAAAAACATAGACAAAATTATGAGGCTTATAAATGGCTTATAACCCATTTAAAACTATCAACTTTTGTTTACAGCTTTGTAATTTCGCTTATAGGACGTTTTCAAAACGAGTTGAGGGGTAACCCGCTTGAACGCAGAAGTAAGAGCTATATGCCCATCCTGTGGGTCGGTCACTTTGAAAGGCCGGGTTGATCCTAAGTTTTACTACAACCCTGAAAAGGGCGTCGGTTACTGCCACCACTGTGGCTTCAAAGGAAAGTTTAACGAGGAACTAGTGGATAACTTAAATGTCATCAGCATCAAAGAAAGAGTTCCATTCGATCCAACAAGTTTTGACAGACTTGAGCCTCTCTCTGAAGAGGCTTTGAGATATCTGTCTAAAAGGTTCCCTGGAGTAAACCCCAATCAGCTAGATGCATTCCGACTTCGCTACTCGAAGTCACATCATGCTATCGCAATACCCTCCTTTCATAGCGACACGGGGTTACTCCATGGGATTAAGTTTCGTTTCATTGCACCTACTAATGAGCAACGTTACTCCGCTGAATCCAACAGCGAGTTCGGTGGTTACTGGATTGAGGGACGTAACGACAAACTTCTTATTGTTGAAGGTGAGTTTGATGCGATCAGTGCGAAGCTTTGTGGTTTTGAGGGTACGGTTCTAGCTCTTCAAACTAACAAGCTATCCCAAGATTCCATTGATCGTGTTCGTCAGTTCAAAAATGTGTTTCTAGCTTTGGATAACGATAAGGCTGGTACTGAAGGTGCACAGCTCATCTCAAACATCTTGATGCGTGAAGCACAGCGTATCCAATTACCAGCAAAAGACATTAATGAATTACTTCAGAAAGAAGGTCTTGATGAAAGTGCTCGACTTATCCGAGAAGCTACAAGAACAGAAATTGAAAAAGCAACTGTTCGACTCTCTGACAGCACACGAGAAATGCTGGAGTTCTTATCAGACCAACGGAACACGCGAGGAGATTCTACAGGCTACAGATCACTTGATAGCTTACTTGGAGGCGGCTTTAGAGCTGCAGAAATGACAGTCATCAATGCATTCGCCAAGACAGGTAAGACCAGCTTTGTGAATAACATCGTTCACAATCTCGCCTGTTTAGGTAAGCACGTTGCTATTGCTTCATTCGAGATGGACCCCGCTCGTACTTTATATCCTTCACTGTTATCGATAGCGGGACAGACCAACATCCGATCTATTCGAGATAAAGAAACTCTAAGTGAAGTGGTGAGTGTAATTCAGTCTGACTGCAGTTACCTCAATAACATTGTTACTCTTAAAAAGTTTGGAACTACACCATGGGCTGAAGTGGAGGAGTGGGCCGCTCTTATGAAAGAGCGCTTTGCTATCGATTATCTTGTGCTCGATCATGCTGGATTCATGGTGGAGAAGATGACTGATGCTGAAGAGAATCAGATCTTAGCTAAGTCGATAAAAAAGTTATCACTCACATTGGGTGTTCATATACTCGTTGTCGTTCAGGCACCGAAGACCAAGGATGGCCTATCAATTCAAACATCGTATGGTGGATTAGCTTGGGGTATGAACGCAGACAACTTCATCATTCTTGAGAGATCTAAAGATGATGACACTGAATTAAGAGTAAAGCTTGAAGCAGCCCGTTATCCTGGGGCTAATCCTTCACACACACCAGCATTGCTTTACTATGACCGCGATACTTGTGCTTTGATTGAGTGAGTCTTAAGAGGGACTTTTGTTTTCTTCTTATTCTGTACAGAGTAGAGAACAGAATCAATCTCGCTAGTAATCGCTGCTATCTGGTTCTTCAAATTCATGAAACATTTGACCAGAGCTTCTTCAGGTAATGTCGGGTGACTGATTTTACTTAATAGATTCAAGCTAGATCCGTTAGGGCTCAAACCTCTAATTAAGGATGAAGGATCACGTCCTTGCTCAATGAATTTAATAATTAAATCTTTTCGCCATTCTTTTACTTCATATTTAGAAGCGCCGTAAGTTTGAAGAACATCGTCGTAGGTTGTGAGGCCGTGATCTAGCTCGTGAAGTACTTGAAGTTTAACGGCATCTGCAAAACGATTACGTGGCTTTTTATTCTTATTAGGCATTTAACCTATGTTAGCAAATTTGTTAGAGCTAACAATCACCAAGTGATTATGATTGTAACTGTTGCCAGTCCTATACCCACTGCGTTAGCGACGTAAGCTTTGGTGTGATTGTTCTTAGGTCCGTCGTAGATTTCCTTGGCGACCCCAGCGGCAGTAGAAGTGCCAACTGCGACTAAGGTGCATGTAAGCTTAGATCCTTTAGCTATTTCCTTACAAACGACATGCGTTAAATGCGTGATTGTGTAGGACGCTCCAGTATGAGCAGCACCGTGCAACAAATCCTCATCACTTAAACAATAAGCAGGGGAACTAAAAAGTACGATTGATAGCAATATAGCGAGAGTTTTCATTTGAATAGCTCCTCATTCATTCGCTTAGCGATTTTGTCTCTGTACAACCTCCAGGCGCTGGAATCGATGTGATCGAAGGCATTGAGGGTATCGAAGTAGCCCTGATTAACGGCGTAACTGATCTCGAAGAAGTTGAGATCTTTGGCTATTAAGTCAGGTTTATTAAGGTGTTTGGCCGCCTGCTGAACACAGTCTTTAGCCAATGCTGGACTCTTACGAGCGCAGTTAATTAAAGCTAAAAACCAAAACACATTTGTAGATTTGAGTTTGATTAAGAACTCGAGTGTTGGAAGACCGATTTGTTTCATTGTGAACCCCTCCCTTGAGGCCACGTTTAGAAAAGTGAAATCAATCCAATGATTGGAAGAGCTGGCGATGCAAAGATGAGCAACGCAATTGCAAGTAACCAACTGTAAGAACATGTGGCTGCAATGCCGATGATGGTAAGGGTTACAGTTGCAATCCAAAATAATGGGTAAAGAAGTAAATAAAGATTACTCATGTGATTAAACCTCCACCACTGGGATGCCGTTGATTGCTCCGATTACTCGTGAATAATGAAAGTGCTTTGCCAATTCACCTTTAGTAATCCAGGTAGCTTGCTCGTAAATATCTGTAGCTGCGTGATGAAAGATCACACGTGTCTTACCTTTGTACTGATCTGTTACCTGCTGTGCTTCAGTAGGTTTGTATCTAGTTGCCGTCATTAAGTTCTCCCTCTAACTCGGCAATGATTTGATTGATCTCTTCGAAGTAAATATCGAGAGCTTTCTTGTTGAGTTCTTTGTGCTCTCTTAGGACTTGTTCGTATTTACTGATGTGTTCTTTCATAATCATTGTCTCATACGTTTAGATAATTAAGCTAATTTGCTTAATTTGAATAAATGCACGAAGCGTGCCGAGAAAAAGGCTAGTGATTTCAATGGGTGATTTAGCAAATTAAGCTAAAAGTTGTCGGTGATTCGACAGTTCGCGACAAATAGCTGAAATTGTTTTGGATTTGAGTGATACAAAAGTGACACTTTGGGCCGTCCTCAAAGGAGAGTGTGTTATTCTGATTACAAATAGAGAAGGGCTCTGCTCGCAGAAAAAAGCTCCACGAGGCAAAAAGCCTCATGATAGATAGGTGAAGTGTATTTTATGTTATATAAAACGCACAAAGACCCCGTATAAACGCATTTAAAGCCCTCCTCACAAAAGGCCCCAACCCCCAGATAGACCTCCACACACCTCTCTCCACACATACAGGTGTGCATATAACGTGGTTATAAGGCGTGTAGATCGGTTTAAACCAAGGCGCGGGATAATAAATCAAAAACACGAAGGGGCGGTGACCGCAGCCTGCTCTCTCCCAGGAATCCCTATAGGGGTACCTAGACCAGGAAATTTCCCATTTTATGAGTTTGATCAGACAAAAAGCTTCCAAATCAGTTGAACGAAATTCTCTCTCGATAAAATTAATTTTGGTGAACAAAAAAGGCGACGTTTTGGACGAGTCTGAAGCCTGGCAAGCACTAGTGGATTGCTTCAAAAAACATCCGACGCTTGATGTTCATCAAGCTGAAATTGGACCTAACAAAGATGGGGAATAAACAAGAGCGTGAGCTGTTAGACGCTATTCACAAAAAGCGTAAGCTCGAGCCTAAAGCACAGAAAGAGTTTGAACTCTTTCAAGAGTTGCTTCCCGCTATCAGGGCCGCCATCAAAGCTGGCGGCGGTGCTGACCAAATCCTCAAAAGATCTACCACCATCGCGGCAATGGAACTTCTCAAAGCTACCCAGTCTGAGAAGGATGAAGTTCGGCTTAAAGCAGCGACTGAGATCTTGAACCGAACAGAGGGTAAGCCCGTTGAACGCTCCATCAATGTCTATGGCGACATCAGTAAAATGAACGAACGCGATGTCGACAGTCAGATCCTAGCCCTCATTCAAAAGACCGGTGCAAACAAGTTATTAGAAACCTCCCTTGGTGTCCCAACCAAGAAACGCTCTCAAAAGCGTAAACCCCGAAAGAGTGACCCGCTTGTCATCGAAGCAGAGTTTACAGAATCAACTCAAGGGGCTGTCTCTCCAGCAGAAGCAGGAACTTCTGCAGGCACTGAAGACCAAAGAGATTCTTGAAAAAGAAAAGGTCTTAGAGGCTTTTGCCCCACACGAAGGGCAGAAGTTATTCCTTCAGTCACCAGCGAGAATACGAGCCCTTTTTTCAGGTAACGGTTTTGGTAAGACTACAGTTCTTGCCATTGATCTCATCTACACGCACACGCGAAGACACCCCTACAGAGACACCACCAAAGTATTTAGAAGTTGGTTGATTGTACCCGGCCTCGATAAGGCCGAAGATTACTGGCAAGAAATTAAGAAGTGGTGCCCTCCCTCACTCCTTCCAACTCCCAATAAGTTGGGCACCAGTTCCATCCGACGCCTTGATTGGCAGGATGGCTCCTCTACCACCATCTACTCTCACGATCAGGACCCAGCTAAGTTCGAAGGTTCAAACATCGACGCTCTTTTCTGTGACGAACCACCACCCCGTGCGCAGTGGGTAGCTGCGTTTCGAGGTTTGCGTAACAACCCAGACTATTTTGTGGTCTTAGCCGGTACACCTATCAGTGAACCATGGCTCTACAAAGAGATCTACGTTCCCGGTATCTCGAAGAAAGATCCGAACATTCTTGTTGTTCAAGGCTCCACTTACGACAATCCGCACTTAAGCCAGCAGTTCATCAAAGACTTTGAAGCGCGTCTTACTGATGAAGAGAAGAGGGTGCGTCTCTACGGTGAGTTTGCTCACCTTCAGGGACGAGTCTTCAAAGAGTTCAACCGACGTGATCACGTGTTCATGGTTCAGCCCTGGCCAGAAGATTGGCCAGTCTGGTGCGCAATCGATCCTCACCCCCGCAAACCACACACCGTTGTTTATGTAGGCGTTACTTCGGACGACATTCTTGTGGTTTTAAACGAACTCAAGATTGAAGGGGATATCGAACAACTCGCTATGGCCATGAAAAACCTCGAAAGCGCTAACGGTTATCGCATTGTTAGCCGTCGAATTGATAACTCAGGCGCAGGGACCGATTGGAACCGGGATAGTTTCATTGATCAGCTTTCACGTTTTGGAATTCGAACCAACCCAATGCGAAAAGGAGAGAAGGACGTCGCAGCTTCGATCCAAAAGGTCAAACTCCTCCTCAAAAACAACCAACTTCGCTTTTTAGAAAACTGTACTGAGACCATTTCTGACATGGAACTCTATGCTTGGCAGGACTACCGCAATCCTGAGACTGCCGGGGTTAAAGAACAACCACGTAAGATCAATGACGATATGATCGATCCTCTTCGATACATCGTTATGTCAGGCCCAATTCACTCACCAACACTCGACTACATCACAACTATGGGGAAAGCCCCTTACAACAAGGACTTCTAAAGACCGCTCCTCGGGGTCGCCCTTGATAAACTGAGAAAAGGCCCACACTCACATGGCAGACGAACCAAAAAAACCGAAAAATCCAGCGCTCTATCGTAATAAGAATTACAAGAAGAACAAGAGTCGTTCCGGCTCCGCAGTTCTCGGACGTTCTGAACCACATCTTCCTCCCGATCAAGTCAACGTTGGGCGCGGTGGTGTAGAAGCTAAGGTTCCCCCACGTAGTGGAAGCGTTATTGTTGGACGACTTGGTGATATTCCTTCAGCTACAGCCGACAAAGTAAGAACTTCTAAGCCAGATAACACGATCAAGAACCCAGCTCCTAAAAGCACGGACAAATCGTTTGCAACTAAGAGCTTAGAAGAACGTATTGCCGATCTTGGAGATCTTTCGAAGACCACTCCAAGCATGGCTCGTACTCGTCCTTCTGATAAGGGTGGAGTCATCGGTGGTGGAGCGCTTAGAGAAGACGCTCCCAATACCAAGTTACAAAAACCACATGCTCTTAGCATGCGCTATCGCATTCCTAAGAAGCTCGAAGCTTTGTTCGAAGAGAATCCTGACAAGCTTAAGAAGCTTAGTAACTATATCGCTGAGCAAATTCGTCTTTCCGAGAACGATCGCGTTGAATTCATTCGACGTCTTACGAAATATCGTCAGGTTTGGAAGGATTTCGTTTCTGCTGGTTTGAATCCTGCGTTTGACGGTGCACACGATGTGCATGTCCCTATGGCTTACGCCAACATCAAAGCGATGCATGCACGTATCTACGCTGCAGTGATGGATATCAGTCCACGTTTCTCTCTCAAACCACGAACCAAGATCCCCGAAGTTCAAAAAGAAGACAAAGAAGAGTTATTGAACTGGGTAATTAATGATTACTCCAACATGCAACAAGGTTGGGACTCAGTTATTGACGAAGACATCATGAATTTCACTGCTGATGGTAAGGCAATTACCAAGCAGTATTGGTTACGTGATGTACGCAAGTTTGTTGATGTCGAAGAAACTGTTCGACGTCCAATGGAACTAGACGAAGACGGTTATCCAATCATCGATGAGAAGGAAGTTGAAAAAGAAGAAGTGATTTGGGATTGCCCAATCATTGAAACAGTTAAACTGGAAGACTTTTGGATTATCGGTAAAAGACTCTGGGATGTAGACAAAGCTGATCTCGTAGATCACATGCAAGACTACACAAAGAGTGACATGATCAAGGCTTCACGCCTTGGATTCTTTCACAAAGCGACTGTTGACGAGCTTATTAAGCAAGAACCATCAATGCCTACAGGCCAAGTGCCTACAATGTACAGCACTGAGCTTCAGCAACTTGAAGATCACATCACTGGAATCAATAAATTTAATTCACGCGCTGGTATTGCAACTTACAAGATTCATGAATGCTATCTCCGATACGATATTGACGAAGATGGTATCGATGAAGAGCTGGTTGTGTGGCAAGACGAGAACTCTAAGAAGATTCTCCGTATCACCTATCTCGAGCGAGTTGGACCTGGCGGTAAACGCCCCTTCACGATAAAACTTTTCACTCCAGATGGAAAAGGTCTCGGAGAACTTCTTTACGGTCTGAATAATGAGATCGATTATATCCATAACCAACGTCTCGATTACGGAACGCTTCAAAACCTTCCCGCATTTACTTATCGAGCTGCTTCAGGTCTTCAACCCACGAACCTCAAACTAAATCCTGGTATGGGTATACCTCTTGATGATCCTAATGGAGACATCAATGTGCTTCGATGGAACGGTGGAACTGCGTACGGCTTCCAAGAAGAAGCATCCGTTACTCGTTACGCTGAAAATACGTCTGGAATCACTGGTTTCGTTATGGGGCAAGTGAATCAACAAGGTGCTACCCGTACCGCTACCGGAACAGCTGCGCTTGTGAATGAACTGAACGCTAATATTGATATTCACATCAAACGTTACCAACGTGGCTTTAAGCGCAACCTCTATATCCTTGATCTTCAGTGCCAAGATTTACTTCCGCTCGGAACAGTTATTCGAGTTGCTGGCATGGACGGTAAAGATATCTACAAAAGATTTACAGATCGAGAGGCGCTTCGGTTTTCAGCTGACTTCGAGTTAACAGCTAATTCAATTAATTCGAACAAAGCAATTGAACGTGAAACTGCTCAGATGTTATTGCAGAATCTTGCGAACCCAATCGCGCTTCAAACTGGTATCGCTACTCAAGAGAACCTATACAACGCTTACAAGAATCTTCTTCAGAAGTTTGAAATCAAAGATGTGGATGCGTATATCACTCGCGCCCCTGAAGCTCCCGATTCTCCCTATAGCGCACGTGACGAACTGAGCATGATAGTCGCAGGAGTAAAACCCCCGCTTGTCATGAAAGACCGACACGCCGAGAAACTCGCATTTTTCGATCAGTTTGAACAAAGTGATGACTTCAGTTGGCTCACTCAAGAGCACCTCCCGCTCTATCGAGAAGTAAAACAATGGCACGAGCAAATGGCAGCTGCGATCGAAGCACAAGCAGCGAATCCAGCACTCCAACAAGGAATGATGAACTTAGGTTTATCTGCCCAATTAGCAGCAGGAGCAGGCGCTCCAGCTGGTGTTGCTCAACAACAGTCTGATCTAGGTCAAGCTGGTGGGCAACTGAACCCCGAGCTCGGCTAAGCCCTCCTCGGTATCCCGCCTGATAAACTGAATTATGAACGACGCGTTGAAAGCAAAGTTTTTTAGAGAACTAAATGGGCTTGAATTATTTCAAGCACAAACTTCTTTAGAAAATGAAACCTTACAAGCGTTGGTCAGCCGACTGCTCACGATCGATCTCGCAAGAGCTGATCTGCAGTTGGAGTATGCCCGTCTCCGAGGCCAAGTTGACGCTCTCAAGCAGTTAAAAGCTACGAGAGAGCGACTCATCGAGGAAGCTCGTTCGAGAAACCCTAACTCGTAAAAAGGAACCAAAGATGAATAGCGAAGATATCGGTGGTGAACCCATCGATGGCGTAAGTGTGGACTCGTCTGCACAAGATTCCTCGCCAGAATCAACTCAGCAACCAGATCTCACAAAGAATTTGAAAGCTGAGATGAATCGCAAATTTTCGAAAATTAATGAACAGCTCACACGACTAGTACAAATCGTTGAGCAATCTGCGACTCAGAAACAACCATCAGTCGAAGAGGCGGTGGATGAAGACGCGCCCGAGTATAAAAGATACGTCGACGCACGTTTTCAACAAGCTGAGCAGGCCCGTGTAAAAAGCTCGCAAGAGCAAGCTTGGACTAAAGCTTTGGAACTATTTCCAGAGTTGAATCAGGAGTCTGAGAATTTCGATCAGGAATTCTATAAGGCTGCTGACAAGTTTTACGGGTCTTTCGATTTGCAGAGAGATCCTGAAGCTCCGCTTAAGGCTGTTAAATTAGCAGCGCTTGAGCTTGGCAAGATTGAGCAACTGACTAAAGAAAAGCTTCTGAAAGATGAAGCACGTAGAAGTCGACTCATTGCTGAAGGTGGTTCCACTCCTCGCGAAAGCAAGAAGGAAAAAGAACCGGCTTTAAATGAGAAAAGTTTAGCACGCTTGGGAATCGATCCAAAGAAACTCAAAGAGCGAATTAAATCTAACAAAGATCGATACGGAGAATAATTTATGTCAGAGAAAAAGCGCACTACTTACAAAAAAGGAAGCCTCGTAGATCTCCCAGCACATATCGATAAGTCCAAATTTGGCTATCGATGGTTAAACGCAACCAAACTGAGTGAAAACACAGACGGTTACGAACCTCGAGGATACGAACTCGATAAGAACGATGAAGGCAAAGTCACACGACGCGGTGACTTAGTTTTAGGTCGTATGCCTATCGATCAGTATGAAGCCATGAAGGAAGAAAAAGATGAGGCTCGCAAGAGCCAAATGGAATTGTTCTTTACTCAACAAGCCGCCGAGGAAGAACGACTCACTCACGAATTTAAGAAAAAAGGCGGCAAAGTGAAGTTTGAATTCACTAAAGAATAAACAATAAGGAGTTTTGATTTTTATGGCTAATCCTAATGCTCCATTCGGTTTCCGACCGATCAAAGCCCTCTCTGGTTCGACTATCCAAGTTAACTACTACAAAGTAGCTAGCTCGGCTGCACGAATTGGCCGAGGTGACTTGGTTGAGTTGAATTCGTCTGGATATATCGTACGTTCTACCAGCGCTACTTCAGTTGGTCCCTGGGCTGGAGTTTCTCTCGCTGACACTGGAACTATTTCTGCTGAAATCGCTAAGCACCCTGTTTGTGATGATCCTTCGGTTATCTTCGAAGTTCAATCCAACTCGACTGCTGCTATTGCAACGACCTCACTTAACCAAATTTACAAGGTTAACTGTGGAACTGCTCCAAATAGCACTACTGGTATTTCCGCAAACGTACTCACAACCACCGCTGCTACTGCTTCAAACGGCGTTCGTCTACTTCGTATCATTGATAACCCCAGCAATGAATCTGGCGTTTATCAACGAGTGGAAGTTCGATTGAACTCTACCACGAACGCACCTGGAACGGCTGGCGTCTAAAAGGGGAATGAAATAATATGTCACTTAATTTAGAACAAAATTTTAGAGCCCTGTTTGGCGTTGATGCCCTTCCAGCTCTTGATGAACTCTTCTTCGATGAGTATCAGCAAGCAGAAGACCCACGTTCCAAACTTTTCCAAATGCTTTCGACTGATCGTGAACTCGTCCAAACCCAAGAAGTGGATTCTCTTGGCGTGTTCTCGGCTACAAGCGAAGGCGAAATTGCTCCTTCGGATTCCTTCAATCAAGGATACAGCAAGAATTTCTCGCTTATCAAATATGCGAAGAAAATCGGCATCTCTGATGAAATGATGGAAGATGATCGATGGGGTCTTATCAGCAAGATGGCACGTTCACTCGGTCGTTCTTCGAAAGAAACCGAAATCTTGCTGGCAATGAACGTTTTCAATAACGGCTTCGGATCTGAGAAATCAGCTGACGGAAAAGCCATTTTTGCTAGCGATCACCCTTCGCAAGTTGGTAACCAATCCAACATCTTATCTGTTGCCGCTGACTTGAGCTACAGCTCTGCAGCTGAAATGGAAAAGATTTTCCGCGAAATGAAAGACTCACGTGGCAAGCGATTGCTCATTAAGCCCAAGGTGGTTTTGGTTTCGGAATCAGAGCGACACAATGCTCTCGAAATCTTCCAATCGCCTTACAAGGCCGGAACTGCAAACAACAACATCAACGCTCTTGGTGCTGATGGTGGTTTGACAGTTATCAGCTCACCGTATCTCACGGACGCAGATGCATTTTTCATGCTTTCTGATGCCTCAGATCACGGACTCAAGATCTTCGATCGACGTGGACTTTCCACGAAGACCCACGAAGACGTGGCTGCTGGCGTTCTTTACTATGTTGCTTCCTTCCGACAAGTGGTTGGTTGCGATAAGTGGAGAGGTCTCGCTGCTTCTGCTGGAGCTTAATCCTATTAGAACGGGGCAGGCTTTTTGCCTGCCCTGCTTCTTACTTTTTAAGGAAAAATCATGAAGGGTTATAAAACACCTAAATCAATTTCCAAAAAGATCATGCCTACCAAAGCTCCCATGAAGAGCAACTCTACTTCTTTCAAGGCACCAGATCTTACTACTCGAATTCCTGATGTACGGCCTACTGGAATGAGAAATCATGGCCCTCTTAAAGGGAAGAAATAGTCATGGCAAATACTCGCGCAGCAAACGTTATCCGAGTCGACACCACTGCCGCTTTTAGCGGACCTTTGTTTGTTCAATCGATCAAATACATTGGATCATCATCTGCTTCGGCAACTGTTAGGAGCGGTTCTGCTTCAGGGAATACTCTGTGGCAAGAAAGTGGAGCTTCAAACGTTCACAACGCCGATGTTTGCTTAAAGGCTGGCGACGGCCTTCATGTCACTATCACGAACAGTTCGGTCGTTTATCTCTACTTAAAATAAGAGGACTCAATGTCCACCAATTATACGCATTTCGACAACCTAGCTTTTAATAGGTTGTTTGCACGTGGTCCGGATGGTCAAGAGACTGTCTTGATCAATTCATCAGGTCTATTGATTGCTAACGTTGGCACGCTACATGCTGCTAACGGCACAGCTTCGTCACCTAGTTATTCCTTTTCCTCTGCAACCAACTCAGGATTTTATACCGACGGAACAACGATTGGAATATCAACTGGCGGCGGTCTTCGATTTGGCATCAGCATTGCTAATGGCACACTCCAATGTTACAGCCAAATCTATGGGCTAGAACCAGGATCAGCCGTAGCTCCCTCATATAGTTGGAGTTCTATTACAAACGGGGGTTTTTACCACGCTTCTAATACCATTTCTGTTTCGAACGCTGGTTCAGCGACTATGTCTTGGTCTACGTCTACTGTGTCTGTTCTTAGAACTCTTGTTTCTACGGCTGGTAGTGTAGCAGCCCCAGGCGTCACTATCGCATCGTCTGGTTTAGGAGTTTATCGCGCAGGAGCTAAACAACTTGGTTTTGCTGTAGGTGGTGTTAATGCAATGACATTAAGTACATCTACGCTTTCAGTTACTCGCATTACTGGTCTTAGTACGATTGTAAATTCTGGAACGCTCACGCTTCCAACGGCGACAACGACTCTTGTGGGAAGAGACACAACGGATACTTTGACCAGTAAGACAATCGACGCAGCGGCTTTTTCAGGAACACACACCGGAAATTTCACTACGTCTGGCGCGATGTCGCTCATCAACACGGGTACTCAGAATCTATTGAACATTCACCGATACGTGAACGCGGGGGATGGAACTTCTCAGGTTGGCCTTGTGATTGGAAATTCTGGTTCGAACCAGGGGATTATGAGTATTCGCTATACGAATGCGGCAGCGACAGGAGCGGCGGTATCTCGTATTTCACACACCCCTAGGAACAATGGAAACACGACGAGCACGGACTGTGTTCGGATGAACCTTTATAAGGTGGCAGGAAACGATGGGGGCGAGTTCGAGCTTCAAACCGCCACATCGGGAGGGACTCTTACGAATGGAATTTTTGTGGATAGTTCTCAGCAAGTGACTCTTGGAACGGGTACGGCGGGGGTTCATCGCATAAACACTTCTGTCGCCACAGGAGCTTCCGCTGGAGCTGATACCTTACCAGCGAATCCTGTTGGGTTTGTTGTTATCAACATCAACGGAACTAGTCGTAAAATCCCCTACTACGCTACTTAACAACGATAGGTAAATAATGCCTCCTAGCTCCAAATACAAAACACTTGCCAACATTCGATCAGCAATAATTCTGGATACGAAATCTACGACTGCGTCGAACATCGTCACGTTAGTAGATCGATGGGTTAACGAAGGTTACGAAATCCTTGCACAACGGAAAAAACGAAAATGGTTAGACCAACAATTTGTAGTTCAACTGAATGCAGCTGTTGAAGCGACTTGTACAGTAACCAACGGATCTACAACTGTAACATTCACTAGTGGTACCACTTTTCCTGCCGGTGTCGAATTGGCTTTCTATACACCCGGCTTTGAAGAAGTATATAACGTCTCTTCGGCTACTTTGAATGTTGTCACTCTTGAAAAGGGGTTCTTAGGAACTTCGAGTACGTCCGCAAGCGGCGTTGTATTTCAAAAGAGTGTTCTGATCGATAATGACGTCAGAGAAGTTTATCAGGTTTACCACCAACACCATGCTCAACCTTTAAGCAACAAAGGTCCTCAAGAGTTCCGTCGTATAGAAGAAATGTATGGCCCTCAATTGGACTATGCGAGTGCTTACACAATATTCGGCAAAAGCAGCAGCTCACTTCGAATGCTTCTGTTCCCGTATCCACAGGATGCATACACCTTATACATAGATGCGAACGTAATTCCTGAGATGCTCTCATCGGATACAGACGAACCTCTTCTTCCAATCCAATTTAGACAGCTTCTCTATTGGTACGGAATGTACAAAATGTGGAGCTACATGCGGAATGATGAAAAAGGTGCTGAAGCTTTAGCTTTGTTTGAAGGCATGTCGAAGTCCATGGATGGTGAACTTTCTCCTACCATTGATTATCCACAAATCACACCCGCAAGACAGCGACGTACGTTCTTAAAGAATCTCACTTCCAAGTTTGATCCTCGTTTACGAGACAGTTAATGGGCCGAATTACAAAATACAGACCGCTATACCCATGGCTCGGCGGACTTAACACGTCTGTTGATCCGATGATTCTTGATCCACAGAATCTCACCATAGCGGATAACATTATTTTCACCACTTCAGGGGCACGTAAGAAACGTGGCGGTCAAACTCGCTACAACAGCTCTGCAATAGGTGGTACCGCTGCTGAGAACGTAGTGTTTCTCTATGATTACTGGGCAACAGTAAGCAATGTTAAGCGAGAGTATTTTGTAGCAGTCACTGATTCAGGAAAGGCTTATCGATCTTCCGGAAATGGAACTTGGGCCAGCTTTTCAACTTTAAGTCTTACTGTTTCGCAAGGCGGAGTAACTGCCACAGTGATGAATGAAGATTTAATTCTTGGCCTTAAAGGCAGCGGTGTTCCAAAAGTATGGAGCAATCAAAGCACATCCAGCAACCTCGTGGCACTATCTGCCAGCTCAGGTTCACTTCCTTTTTCTAGTGCTTGGATTGTTACTGACTTCCTAGAGAGATTATTTGTAGCAGGAGACCCAGCTAACCCAGACAAAGTATATGTGAGTAAAGCTGGTGACTATACAAACTGGACCGCAACAGGGACAGCGGGTGGTGGAATCACCTTGGACGTTGGCGTTGGAGATGGTGACTCGGACGGGATCACAGCTCTGTTTCCAGGAACCGGTGCCGACAGAATTCTATACGTTGCGAAACGTCGCAGACTCTACAGAATCGATTGCTCAGATCTAGATCAAACCGAATGGAAGATAACTCTGATCTCAAAAGAGATCGGATGTGTAAATCACAACACAGTCGCTACTATTGACGACTCTGATGTAATTTTTGCATCTGACAGAGGCATACATACGATCAGCCAAGTAGTTAGTTCCACAGCTATTCGAGAAGGAAACTTTCTAAGCTTTCCGATTCAGTACGATTACATCAATGTCATCTCGTCAGCTGATCGAAATAGAATGTCTGCCGTCTATGTACCTTCTTTGAACAGCTATCTATTGGCTTGTAAGAGATCAGGTCAATCAACATACGAAACTGTATACGGATATAACATCGAAGTTGGTCAGTGGTTTAGATGGACTTCAGTTCCATGTAACTTCCTGATGCGCCGTTTGAATAAAACATCAGGTGCAGAAGAGTTATACGCAGGCGCAGGCAGCGGTAGGGTAAACATCCTCCAACAAAGTGAGCTAAATGACTTTGGCGCTCCAATCGTAGCCAGGTTTAAGACAACGTTTATTGCTCCTGATGGAGTACCGTTTGTTGAGAATCAATTTACGAACTTGGCATGTATATACAGAGCTCACGATAACAGTACATTTCGAGTCTATTATTCAGTCGACGGACTAACAACCCAATCCGTCGTTTTTCAGCAAAAGATTGCTGGTGGAAACACACTTGGAACTACCTTGCTTGGATCTGGCTACTTGTTAGGTCAAATCCAAGCCATTAAACCGGTCTGGAATCACCTTACTATTAGTGAAGGAAACACCCTTCAACTCACGTTCGAACAGGACGGATTAGACGAAGATATCGAACTATTCGGTATCATCATTGAATATCAAACCGATGAAGAGTCTCAGAACGCTTTCACGAGCCCACTCTACTCTTCGTCATAAACCGGCCCTAGCGGCCTAATTTGGTAAAATTAACTCATGGCAGATAACGGCTATACAAAAGGTTACGCAGACGGGGCAGCTCTCACTGAGAGTCAGCTCGATTCTGCCTACAAGAGTTTAAAACTCGATATTTCAAACACTACCCAACTAACAAACGGTAGTACTTCTGGAACGTTTCTAAAAAGCAATGGAGACGGTGTTGCAGCCAGCTTCGCTTCGGTCCCAGATCCTCTTGGTCCATTTGCCATCCGAAATTATGGTCTGTCTACTTCTGCTTCAGCAGGAGCAATGACTGTTGCCCTAAAGACAAATGCAAATGCTGACGCTTCCACTTCGGATAAAATCAACATTCCATTCAGTGCTAACGGCACTACATCAGCAACGTATACAGCTCTTGACGTAACTGCTGCACTCAGTTTCACAATCACAGCTTCGGCAACTTTAGGTTTTACTGGAACTTCAGCAAATCGTGTATTCGTCTACGCAATCAATAATGGTGGAACACCGAAATTGGCTGTCTCAGCGAGATCTGATTTAGATGCTGGCGCTGCTGTTTCAACTACAGCCATAGGATCTTCAGCTGACAGTGCGTCTGTATTGTACGCAACTGCCGCCTTAACTGTTGTTCCTCGACTTCTCGGTTGGTTTGAAGCTGCGATGAATAGCAGCAAACAATGGCAAACTGCTACTAAAGTAAACGTCACAAATAATGCGAATTTAACTAACACAGCCACAGCAAATCAAACATTCGGTGCGATCACTACCACCAACACAACTCTTTCAAACTTGGTTATTGATGGTTACACGAGAACTTCCGGTACTGCAGCTCAAGGTGTTCGAGGCGTCTGTATCTCCCCATCATCATCAGGATTCAATACGTCTTCAAGTTCCTTTGTTGCAGTCACTAATCTCTCTGCAACTTTGACAACATCTGGACGCCCGGTGTTTGTCACATTAAGTCCCGCTACTGATGATGGAAGTGCTACAAACGAAGGTTCAATTCTTACTACTGGATCGAATCCTACCTATGAAGCGCGGTATAAGAGAGGAACTTCTGCATTGTGCTTATTCTCACCACCGTTATTAGCAGGGGTTGGGATACCTGGTGGGGCTTTCTCTTTTATCGATGTACCTACTGCAGGTACTCACACTTATACATTCGAAGTGAAATTAGCTGCTGGAACAAAGATACTTGTTGAGGCACTCAAGCTAGTAGTTTTCGAACTGTAAGTATGTACTTGGATTATCTACAGACGAGATACAATCCTGAAGACTTAGCTCCATACACGATGGAGCAATTGGCAGAAGAATTCGAAAACATACAACGCTCCATGGGCGTTCAGGTTTTCAAAACAGATAGAAGTTTTCTTACATATCAGCTCTCTGGGGATGCCGTCATAATTTACGACATCTATGTCAAACCAGAAGCCCGAAATCAAAATGAAGCTTGGAGACTATTCAAGTCTCTAATTCCAGTAGCACAACAACTCGGCAAACGAGTTGTGATCGGATTTAGTGAAAAGATCGGAAAGAACAAAGATCTTGGAGTTATCGCGATGCAGGCTGCAGGTTTTGTTCGAGCTCACGAAGATAAATTAAGAACGGTATTCATTAAAGGAATATAAAGAAAATGTCGGGTATCACAAATTTTTTAATCGGCGGTAAACCAAAAGCGCCTCCTTCTGCTCGTAATTTCACGCCTATGACTGACGAAGAGTCGACGCGTTTACGCTCTATCGAAGATGGAATTCAGAATATTTATGATAGCCAATCAACACTTGATCAACAAGCTGATGGCGCTGTCGATATCACCGCTCTTTTCAAAGACCACCTTACACAATTTTTAACTTCGAATCAGGAAGCGACACCCACTCCTGAGCAGATTGCACAAGCTACTTCTTTCGTTGATGAGACTTTCTCGAAACCCGCTGAATTAGCTCTTGATCAATACACAACTCAATTCAACGATGCTGCTGCTGCTAAAGCAGCTGCTCTTGGTAGAAACCCAAATGCGGATCTCGCTACTCAACAAGCGATCGCTGGCGAAACAATGCGTAATCGAATGCAGTTTCAAGCTGAACGTGGCTCGCGCATTGCTCAACAAGCTCAGCAATTCAACGATGCTGGATTCAACCGAGGACTTGCAGGTCTTCAAGCAGGACAGGCAGGTTCTGGGTTTTTAAACAGCCTCGCACAACAAGCCTACAACAACAGGTTAGGTTTATTGAATGCGCAGACAGGATTGGCTGAACTTCAACAGCGAGATAGATCTGTCAGTTACCCAACTCCTCAACATTCGTCTGGCTTGTTAAGCAATATAAGCTCCATTCAAAATGGATTCAGTAACGTCGTTGCAGGTGGAAGCCAAAACTATAATACAGTCGCTGGTCTGATTGGAGGCGGTGGCACTGGTGGTGGAGGCGGTGGCGGCCTAGCTGGTGGAGCGTTATCATTTTTCTCTGATGTAGCTCTGAAAACTAACATCAAGGATGCTTCTGCAGACGTGATCGAGTTTGTGAAATCGATTAAACCAATTTCATTCAACTACTCAAACCCAGCCCATGGCGCTGGTGACTGGGTCGGAGTCACTGCACAAGATCTATCCATATCTGCTGCAGGCAAAACATTAGTTATCGATTCAGAAGAAGGAAAGAAAGTCGATTTAAGCAAGGCTGTATCTCTCCTGCTTGCGACTCAAGCGGTCCTTCTCAAACGAATTGAAGAACTCGAAAGCAAATAAATATGCCAACACTTCAAGGATTACTAGAAGCTGACAAACTTTTCAAATCGAGCATTGATCAACGTGGTGTCGAGCAGGCTAGTCAGATGATCAGCCAGCAGTTTGCGAACCAACAAGCTGATCGCACTGCTGAACAACAAGCCGCGATTGAAGCAGTTGATCTTTTTAAAGCCGGTGACACTAAAGGTGCTTACGCAAGACTCGCGTCAGCAAGCCCTTCGTTCGCTTCCAAGATCGCACCTCAGTTAGCTAAAATCGATCCTGAGCTGGCTAAGTCTCTTTCAGCTGCAAAACAAGAAGGGCAACTACAAGCTCAAACTAAGTTCGGCTCAAACCCTAATCAACTCAGCAAGATCCAAGCTGAACAAAACGCGGCAAAGGCAGAAGAATCACGTCAGAACAAAATTGCTGATCGTAATGATAACTGGGCAACTCAAGTCTGGGGCAAGGTCACTGTTAGCGTTCCGTTTAAAAACTTCCAAGAATTCAAAGTAAAACAGGATACTTTAGTTGAGGCTGCTACCAACCCATCTGCGTTTGGTGACATCGCTTCTGTGTTTGCCTTCATGAAAACATTAGATCCTGAATCTGTTGTTCGAGAGAGCGAATACGCTACTGCTCGAGAAGCAGGAAGCTTACTTGACCGTGCAAAGAACGCCGTTCAACAAGCTCAAAGCGGTAAACTGCTGAATGAATCTCAACGTTCTGACTTGGTTCGAATTTCAAAACACTTAGGTTCTGTTTACAAAGCTAATTACGATGATTATCTGAAACCCATCAAGCAACAAGCTGCTAAACGTGGTGTGGACCTGGACATGATCGATCCTTACAACGTCGATGAAAATAACCAACCCACGGTTAAACAACAACAGCAACAAAACGCCCCTCAAGCCTCTCCAAAAAGAGAGGCGCCTAAAGCGGGAACCGTCATGAACGGTTATCGGTTTAAGGGCGGTAACCCAGCAGACAAAAATAGCTGGGAAAAAGTGAAATAACAAATGTCGGGTCCGTGGGAACAGTTTCAAAATACTGATGCACCAGTAGAAGATGGTCCGTGGAATCAGTTCGTGCCTCAGAAGGTTGCGAACGGTCAAGCCAATCCCGCCGCACAGACACCACCATCTCCCACGCCATCCGAGTCAGCTCTGAGAGGGGCTGCTCAAGGTTCAACTTTCGGTTTTGGTGATGAGATTTCTGCCGCTATCGGAGCGTTACGTCCAACAGAAACGGATCAAGCGCTTGGACGTGGTTACACTGATCGATACGCAACTATTCGCGATCAGTTAAGAGCGGATAACGAGAAAGCTCAACAAGCAAATCCGATTACTTCCGCAGTTTCTGAAATCATTGCGAGTATACCTACAGCAATAGCAACCGGTGGAAGTGGTTCTGTCGGAGCTGCAGCTGCAAGTGGTGGTGCCTACGGCCTAGGCAAAAGTAACAAAGAGTCTGTTGGCCAGACCGTAAAAGACACAGCTTTATCAGCTGCCGTCTCTGGCGTAGCGGCAGGAGTTCTCAATAAAACTCTTTCAGCTGCAAAACAAAGCTTCAAAAGCGCTGGTTTGTCTGCACAAAACGTAGATGCGACGGCAGTAGATGAATGGGGCAATCTTCTTCAAGCAGCAAAGCCTCCTAGGATTTCCCGAGCTGGTGATGAAGTCCTTAAGATCAATTATGGTGTCGGATCAAAGGAAGCCATTGAAGTTGGTAGAGAGATGCAAGCGCATCTTAAGGACCCAATTGTTAAGGCTCAAATAACGACAGAACTTATTGAACAGCCTAAGAACATTCAAAATATTATTGGGAAAGTTCAAAGCCAGGCTGGAAAGGTCTATGACGAAACCATTGCTGGTATGGGCGATGTTCGCGGAGATGTAAGTTCCGTATTCGATAAAGCGCGAAAATCTGCTCAAGGTATCTACGAGAAAAGTGATGTCTCTGTTGAGAAGGTAAAGGGTGCTTTGATTTCTGAGATCGATAGTTTTGAAAGCGCTTTGGTTCAAAAGTATGGATCTCTCAATGATGTTCCTCTTCCTGAGCTAGCCGCACTTAAACAAGATCTTGGGAACTTAATCTTTAAAAAGAAGGCTTTCAAAAAGCCGGGATCTGATGAAGTCAATGGAGTAGCTCAAAAGTTCTGGGGTGATCTCACTGACACGGTAGCGAAAATCGATATCGAAAAAGGTACCGGTGGAAAACTGGCTGCTATCGATAAAGTATTCAAAGCTACTTATCGAATGGAAGATTCTATCCCATCAGGTGCTGACCTTTTAGGTTTAACTAATCCTAAAGGCGTTACAGCAGCCGCAAACTTTGACGACTTTCTTTCTAACTGGGCAGCAGTTCCTGCTGAAATCAGAAAAGTATACGGAGATGAACTTTCCACTTACTTGAAAGGCGATCTCGCCAAAGTCATTCAAAAAGCACAGATCATGCAAGCTGTAGATAAAGCATCTACACAAGGTATTAATGTATTCGGAGTATCTATTCCTCTGCCAAATCAAGCGGGACGAATAGATTACGCAAACCGATTAGGATCTCTTTTAGGACCTAAAAAACAAACCACTCCTTCGGGTCTTGAGGGCTTAAGCTCTGGACTACCAAAAGCACGTCGAATGGTAGCACCAGCTGTCGGAGCACTCACAACTCAATCAGAACCCCCGACGGGAAGAGGTTCTCTTGACGACCTCAATAATTAACTCACTAACAAAGGTTTTCTTTCTATTGATGGCAATTCTCGCGCCAATACAAGCTGTCATGGCTACAGTTGGCTTCTTAATCTTCGTCGATCTCGCTACTGGTATTTGGGCTGCTCTAAAGCGTAGCGAAAAAATCACGTCTGCAGCGATCCGTCGCACTCTCAGCAAAATGGTTATCTATCAAACTGCTGTGATCTCAGGTTTCTTAATTGAGCAATACATTCTCTCTAATGAACTACCGATCACCAAGGTTGTTGCTGGTTTTATAGGACTCGTAGAATTCAAGTCCATTTTAGAGAACGGCAACGTAATCCTTGGAACCAACATCTTTAAACTGCTTATAGCTAAACTAGGCAGTAAGAACGATCAACTCTGACCAGTCCTCCCTATCTCGGGTGGTAAAATTAGATATATGGTCTCTCTTCTACTCCCACTCTTAACCAACAAGCTGTTCTGGGCAATTGTCGTAAGCGCTTTAGGCGCAATTACGTTTTTCTGGAAAGGCTACTCTGCGGGGAAGAAGAACGTACTCGAGCAATCACGAGATGCTTTAGACAAACTGAAAGCAGACGTGAAGCAAACGGAAGCTAAAAACCAAGCTGACAACACCCAGAGAGAAAAAGATGTACAAGCTGTCAATCGCACTTCTGCTATCAGTGATCTTATCAGCATGTGGAATGCACTCAATAAAAAGGATCGAGATCCTAAAGCCTGATCGAGTTGAAAACGAGATCGTGGATTTCGAACTCTGCGAAAACAACAAAATTTGCACATCAGATGAAGGCTTCAAAAGTCTGATTCGAAATCGAATTAATACCGAAAGTTATATTAAACAGCTCGAGCGTCTTTTAGACACTCTAGCCGAACCGGTGGAGGCTAATTGAAAAATAAACTGAAAAAATTAATTAAAGCTGCAAAACCAAAGGTTAAGAAAGCTGCTTCCGTTTTGTGGAAACACCTACCCTTCATCCTTCTCGTTTGGCTCGTTTGCCGAGTTGAAATGCTTCACGCGAAACTTGATGCGTTGATTGTTTCGATTAATCAACTCGGTTATATGATCTGGCTCAACTTAGTTGCTGCCGCTGATCAGTTTCATGCTGCGATTGAATCCATCCTGAGTCTTTTCCGTGGAGACGGGGTCTAATCAACGCAAGCTTTTCCTGCTTGCGCTTCTTATCTTGTTAATCATCACAGCCCTTTCCGGCTGTGGTGGTACGCGAATACCACCCAAATCCAAAATCCCATGCACGACCCCGCTCCTATGTGAGGTGCCGAGGGAGCGGAGCCGTTTCTTATGGGTACCTCCTTTTTTGCGGGATGGGTCCTTTGCGAATGATTAAAGAATCAGAAATCATGAAGGGCCAGGCTTGCCCCAAAGATTATGCAGCAAATCTGCAAAAGTTGCTGAAGTCTTTGAACAAGTTTCGTTCTGCTTACGGGAAACCGATGATTGTGACCTCTGGTTATCGGTCACCTGAGCACAACCGCAAGATAGGCGGTGCAAAGAACTCGGCTCATCTTTCTTGTCAAGCTGCTGACTTCTCAGATCCAGATCGAAAACTGGCTGAGTTCTGTCTAAATAACGAAGCACTTCTTGAATCATGTGGTCTTTGGGTGGAACATCCTTCTTACACTCCGACATGGGTACATCTCCAAATCCGCCCCGTCTCACAACGCTATTTCAAGCCTTAGTCATCGTGTGATGGGTGAAGAATAAGTATTCTGAGCTTTGCCTGTGGCCTTTGTAACTTGATAGTTGAGAGAAGTATTTCAGCTGCGTTAGCATCGTCCATAAACTCTCCGTGATTTATGAGATTCCAAGGATCATTCTCAACGATTTGTTCTACTACTATGTAGGTCGTGTCCATATACATAATGATAGTTAACCACCGACGTCATTGGGGTTGAGCAAAGACGTCGATGGCTACCTTTTCCTCTCTTCCAACTTTTCCCCTCCCACTCCTTGCGATGAGGTTGTGCTGTTAGCTATTGCGCTGCTTTACCCTTGAGATCTGTTTTAAACATTTGTTCAATTTCGTCTCCACAAGATCCAACCGATTAGCCAGGGCCTTTATGTCGGTTACTCGAACCATCATGTACTCGTGACTGTCTGCGGATCTGAACTTGTAAGCTCTAGCGAGTCTTTCTTTTAGTCTTTGTGGGTCCATCATTCGCCTCGCAAATAAATATATATTTAAATAAATGGCAATATAACTTTAGTTTAATAAATAAAGACACTTTAGTTTTTTTTTGGATTTTATAGCTTGGCCGCTCTGGATAAGGATTCTGGTGTAGCGATGAAACCAGCGTAGTACTTTTCTACTACGGCAACGGTGTCTCCGAGAAAAGTAGCAACGTCGTAGATTGGAAGGCCCTTTGAAAGCCAGTAGACACTGTAGGAGTGTCGTAAGTCATGGAACGTGATCGCACGCCCTAAAGCTTTTTTGGAAGCGTGACGAACTTTCTTTGAGAAAGACATTTTTCGATGTTTTAAACGTTCCTCAATCGAGATCGCAATCCATTGCTTCATGTAACCTTCGTAACCCTTGATCATGAGAGCTACTCGAGGTTTACGGTTTTTTGTCTGACGAATAACTTTGTCGTAATCCGCTTGTTTATAAATAGCGAGCTCCCTGCCTGAAAGGGATTGGGGTTCCAGTGCAAACAATTCTCCAGCTCTGCAACCAGAACCGAACGCAGCTGCACAAAGCAGCTTCAGAAAGTCACTCTCTAAGTGTGTTAGAATTTTCTGAAATTCTTCTTCAGTAACAGACCGTACTTGATGAAACTCTTCTCTTGCCCGCTTCAGTTTCACATTTACTCGAAAGTGCCTAAGAATCTGATTCAGAGTAGAAATTATTTCTCGCTGTTTGTTGCCTGCGTAGTTTTTGTTCACAGCATTCTGAAGTTCACGACGGGAGGCAGAAAGTAGTGAATAGCTACCTACAGCATCAACTGCCCTGACCAGTCGATTCCATGCTGAATCGACATCAACTATTTCCCGGTCGGCGTACTCTTCTTCCCAATACTGATTGAGAAGTCTCTTATTCGCTTCGTTAAACAACACAGCTCGTTTTGGGGAAAGTTGATGGATGACGTCTTTACAAGCAAGTTGAGCTTCAATGAAAGTCAGCTTTCCTGAACGGAACAACTGATTAATTGAATCGATAGCCTCTGACCTGTAGACTCTGGTTTTGCCGTCAGGAAGACGTTCGATGAGAGAAAACTTAGCCGACTCGTTTTTTGCGGTTGGGCTCTTCAGGTAAATTGAACAACGTTCTAGGGTTTGTAAGATCCGAGGCATCTGCTAGTTTCTTGAGCTCAGTATATAGCAGACTTATAGATTTGAGGGGAGCGAAGCCAGAAGCTTCAAGCCTCATAGCTCTCCGTATTAGACGAGCATATCTCCAAGTGGTGAGATCTACTAAGGAATTGCCCAGAGGCGGAATCGAACCACCGACACGGAGATTTTCAGTCTCCTGCTCTACCGACTGAGCTATCTGGGCATCTTTACCGTTAACTTTGCTAACGGTTTTTCTAAATCGTTTAACGGTACTCGACATTTACTTCACTCTTAGCGCCTATAAAGCACTTTTAAATTACACACAAAAATTTTCAGTCCTCTGCTCTACCGGTCCATTGGTAAGAGCACCAAAACGGGCAGGCTTTATTCCTTATCGACTGTTGAGATACTGAAAGCCTCAGCCAGCATTTCCTGGCCCAAGGTTGTGAGCATGGTTTGAGCTATCCCGATGGATTCGAAATCAAGGCCGTAGGCAGCTACGTTTGGGATGCCGTTTTTGGGAGTGAAGATGACGGTTAAGGATCTAGTCTCCTCGTATTGAAGACGAGCAACTAAGTCCTTGAGCATATCGAGAGCCTCTTTGGAGAGGCGTTTAGAAGGGTCAAAATCGACTACTTTACCAGCCATACGACCGCCCCCATCAAAATTGAAACGCCAGAGGCGATATAGGCCGCTACTTTGTAGAACTGAATTTCAGAGCGAAAGTAGGCGATAGCATTGCTTAGGGATTGACGTGTTTCAAAGTCAGCCTTGCGCCCTTCTTGCTTTGCCTTCTCAATCTCATCGGCAAGTTGAGTTAATGTTTGATGAACGTAAGTATGCTGATCTCCAATAAAGGTGATCACGCTCCTGACTGAAGCGTCTAACTCACCCACCCTTTGCTGGATGGTTTGATTGACCTGTGACTTGTGATATTCGATCACTGCTGGATTAAGAAACTTACTATCCATTCGGGTTCCCCTCCTCTTTAAAGATTTTGATTAGGCGTGTGAGTGTCTCTTGAAAAAGTTCGAAACGTTCTTTGAGAACCTGACATTTTTCATGCATGTCCGTGTTCGGGGTAAGTCCGTAAGACCACCATTTGTTCTCAAGTTCGAAGAAGCGTGTCGCACAACATTGGATAACGAAGGCAACAAACATGTCATCGTTGCAACAACGCATGAACATATACATTAGAGCTGCGAAGCGATCTTCCGGAACGGTTTCGAAAGCCTGAAGCGCTTCTGCTTCATCAATAGATCGTTCGGCTTGGATCAAAAAACCTTCTAAGTTTTTTACTAGCTCTTTGTTGTCCCACGATCGGTAGTAAATGACTTTGCTGTCTTCGGGTTTCGTAGGATCAACGGGATCTAACTTTTCAGCTGCTTCTGCTAGGTCGACATAGGGAACACCAAGGATCGGCAAGCCTTTTGCCGAGCAGTTGCTAACTGTTGCTCTTTGACCAATGTAACCAAGCTCTTCTCCGTATTCTTTAGCCCACTGATAGTAAGTAATGTTGGTGACGACATCAGAGCCGTCATTGGCTTTCATCGTAAGAGTTGGGGCGTGTGTTCGCTTTGTTTGAAAATCCTCTAACGGGATGTAATTACCCCAGTCAGGATGACCGGTTCCGGAACAATGGGAACGATAGAGGCCATCTTTTTCTTCGTAGGTGCTATCAATGCCAACTAAGAAAATCTTTCGACAACCAAAGTAGTCTGCGAGACGGAAACCAAGATGAGAAGTAGACCCGCCGCATCTCAGAATTCCTTTTGGAAAGGATTTTTCAAAGTAAGCGTAGAAGCTATAGTTGCGGTAAACAATGCGGACCTGGCCGGGGTAAAGGTCAAGGACTTCGGGGTGTACCACTGGAAAAGCGACCAAGTCCGCACTGACTTCCTCGAGCCCTTCGAAGAAGGGTTTCTGATAGGAATTCAAACGTTCGATTGAGGTAACGAAATCAACCCTGATGCCTGCATTAACAAGAGGCTTCAACGCCGCATCAGCTGCAATTACGATGAAGCGATCATTGTATTTCTTAATCTTCTCTAGATTCTGATCAAGAGAGGGACCAGCCCCTACTACAAGGGCGGACATACCTTTATAGTGATCTTTCAACGTAGAAACTCCAGGAGCTGAAAGAAGCCAATCCTTGTTGCGAACAGTGACTTCAACTCCAAGAAGAGAGTCATCAAGATTGCCATGGTTGTGAAACACATGACTGCATGTTTCTCGATAAGCAGTTGCAAGTTGTTGATAAAAACCAGCTGCCTCTGGCAAACGCGCATCGATAACGTTCAAAATTTGTACGTTGAGCATTAAACTCGTGACGTGCTCAGGCTTCAAAGCACGGAACAAAGCAGGCTTAACTGAATCAACCGAGTGAAGAAGAAACCACTCTGCTTTCTCATAATTGATAATCTGGGTCAGATCTGCATTTTGAAAACAGAATGCAATGAACTCTGGATCGTTCTCGAAAATAAATAATCTAAAGTTCTCTCGTTGAACCGTTGAATCACTAAGAAGTGTTCCTAGGAAAACGGGATTTCCAATCCCCGTTAGCAGAATAACTCTCATCGGTGGTTTAGAAGGTGCTGCCGGAACTTCGATTTCATCTAACTGAAATAGAGGTGCTGGCTTACGGAGTGTTTCTTCTAACCGAGCTTTTTCGTAAGGATAGCGATTGAAAAAAGCTTTCAAGTTGGCTTCGAGAGTCGGATTAACATACGACTGTGGGACGACTAGATTAGACATTATTCCCTCCCCAGAGAATTGATTAAACTTTTAGGGATGCTTTCTTCTCTTTGCTGAGAAGATTTTCGCGAGCTCTGACTTCAGCTCCGCAGACCGCGCATGAGTAACGCTGATATTTGCCGACGCTAGTATAAGCGTGACCATTCTTTTGAAGACGTTTGCTACCACAACTGCATTGAGTCGCAATATCGTCAGAATAGACGTTGAAGTTGATTGATCTATCCCAAGGCTGAAGTTTTTCATAGAGCTCTTCGAGAGATAGAACGTCGTACTTGTTGTACTTTTCCATCTCTTTCCAGGCTTTCATATTGCCGTTGAGACATTCTTTCCAAAGATTGAAGCCAAAGAATTTGGCGTGTTGTTGCTTTTTAAACTTTTTACAAAGCTTATCTGTCATGTACTCAAGCTTGTTGCTCGTGAAGGCAAATCTTCGGCTTGCGATTTGTTTTGTATCAATATGCTTGTAGGAACTTGGAGGCTTCATTCCGTTAAGAATGAAGCGTGCGTTTAATTTCTTCTCGTCAAACGCTTTTCCATTCTGGGTTATAACAATGTCGGCTTCATCTAGAAGTTTCCAAATACCCTCAAGAATCTTTCGATCATCTTCAATATTTTTTGCGTTACGCTGATCCATATACATGATCTTTGAAGCTGGATCGCCTAACCACTTCGCTGCCCAAGCTAGAAGATGCCAATCACTTTTAATCTGATTAAGACCCACAGTTTGATCCCACAAGCCCCAGACGTTGGCCAGAATCGGTGCCGTCTCGATATCAAACACAAGAATTTTGGGTTTGTTGTTACTCACTTTTCGCTTCACCTTCGTCTTGTGATTTAATGAAATCCAAAAGATCAGAAGCTTTGATTGTTAGAATGTCGTACTCAGCTCCGATAACGATCGTTGCGCCGATAATATCGTTTAATAACACTCGTACCTGCGGGTGAGTGATTGGTTGCTCCGTTTTGGTTCTATCTAATTTGAGTTTCATTGACTCACCTCCCTTAAAAGCTTTTTAACTTCTTTTACTTTCCCCAACTCTCTAGCGATCTCTAACGCCCGATCCATTTCATCCTCGTAGATAG